AATGGTGGAAAAAATAGCCTAAATAGGCTGATTCGATGTGTTTGCGGGAAAAAAATCGGCCCAGATCCGCGAAATTTTAATCAACGAGTCAGCTTGGGAAGAAATGACCTGCTTATTCGCACCTTCCTTAGCGGCGACCGTTGTAAAAATACTGTCCTGTGCGATTTGCTGCTGTTCCTCTGCAATTTCAGCTTGAATTTGCGGGTCAATTCCGTTGGCTAACAAGGAAAGGTAATCCGCTCTTAACCGTCGGGCGTCAGCAAGTGAAAGAGCTGGGAAGGTACCTAGCCCCATCATTGTCCGCTGCTTTGTTGCCGGACGTTGATAACGGAAACGCCATAACTTCTTACCGTTCGTTTTAACGAGTAGAAAAAGACCATCGCCATCATGCAACGTTAGATCCTTTTCTAACGCTTTAGCGCGCAGTACTTCTGTGTTGGTCAGGGGGCGTGTCGTTCTTGCCAATTTGGCCGCTCCTTCATGAATTGGTATACGCGTTTAGGTATACATCCTACCGTATACCTAAACGTATACCAATAATCACTGGATTTAGCTGGATATCCTCGGACAACAGTAGACACAAAAAAGCCCGCAGAGCTTGTGCCATGCGGGCTTTCAGGATTTCTCCGGACGTATCCGGAAGAGCAAGTGGTGGAGCTGGCGGGAGTTGAACCCGCGTCCGAAATTCCTACATACCATTTTTAGTATAGTAAAAACAGCTATTTATATTTAAAAACAGTGTGTTAGTGTTTTGTTGTATTTGCTCGTCTTACGCGTTTTTAATGCTCCGTCGCCAAAATGCCGCCATTACATCAAGTATCTAGAACAAAATGAGTTAATAAATTATAATTAATATGTTGAATATTCTTACATTCATAAGTGGGACGTGATGAAAGAAAAAAAATTCGTTAGTGAGCTTTTCCTTGAAAATGGGCAGTTTATTTTAGTCGGTTTGACAGGTCGAACTGGTTCTGGTTGCACAACAACAGCTAATATTCTTGAAAACGAAAAAACAGTCTTCCCTGATGTAAGTAAATTACAGGGTTTTTACAAGGGATTGGATGTCCATCGTTATAATATAGTTAAAAAATTCGCAGAAAATCACTGGGAAAATTTTTACTCAATTAAGGTGAGTGACCTAATCTCAGCGTATCTTTTGATGTTAACAGTTGAAGAAGCTTCTGAATTCATTCTGTCATCTAATAAATCTATCAGTAAAGAGCATTTAGATAATGTATTAACTTTTGGTGTATTCTCAGATAATCTAATTTTAACAAGATTTAAAAATGTAATTGAGAATTTGCTTGATCATAATAGTGAATTGAAGCTTAATGAAAAAACGATTAATAAATTTATATCAATTTTGAGGTTAGTTAGAAAATTTACTAAGGAATTCAAAGCTGAACTAAATGCGATAAACTCAAATTTATATGTTTCAGTCTATCAGTTAGCAGGTAAGTCAATTAGACGCCGTGGGCGTATTGAAGTCGATTTTGAAGATAAAGAGTTTATACCTAAATCTGTTTTTCATTTGCCGGAAACTATTAATAGGGTTATTAAATTAATAAGAAAAAGCAAAAGAGATAACGCATTAATTGTCATAGATGCTATTAGAAATCCATATGAAGCAAAATTTTTTAAGGATAGATATTCTGCATTTCATTTAATGTCAATAAATGCCCCAGATGAACATCGAACAAACTATTTGCGGAAACTACATAAGTTTTCTGAAAAGCAGATAGAGGAAATAGATTCTGTAGAGTCAGGTAAAGGTGATAACTCTTACAAACATCTCACTAATCCAAATGTAACTAAATGTATTGAACTATCAGATATACACATTTTTAACCCAAAAAATGAATTTGATAATGATAATATTTTAAAAGCACAATTAGCGTGGTACATCGCACTGATGAAGCATCCTGGTCTGATAACACCTACTGCAATGGAAAGGGTTATGCAAGTTGCGTATACGGTAAAATTAAACTCTGGTTGTATATCTAGACAGGTGGGAGCTGTAGTAACTGATGGTGACAATTCAATAAAATCAGTAGGTTGGAATGATGTTGCCAACGGTCAGATTCCTTGCTCTATGAGATCGCTAGATGGCCTAATGAACGACTTTGATGAAAAAGTGTACAGTCATTATGAGAGAAATAATAGTTCTTTCAGAATTAAGGCTAATGAGAAACTCTTAAATTTTAGGGCGATAGATAAAACTGGTGATATTTATAGAGGCAGGAACTTATCTTATTGTTTTAAAGATATACATAATGATCTTGATAAAGATAAAAAAGGTAATCAAGTTCATACACGTGCATTACATGCTGAGGAAAACGCTTTTTTACAACTTGCAAAATATGGTGGTATTGGCGTTCAGGGGGGAAGGTTATATACAACTGCCAGTCCCTGTGAGCTGTGTGCGAAAAAAGCTTATCAGTTAGGTATATCTGAAATTGTATTTATTGATCCCTACCCAGGTATAGCCCAAGACCATATTATTAATATAGGTAACAAGCCACCAAAGTTAATACAATTCAGAGGCGCAATTGGGAAGTCATATCACCGACTTTATGAGCAAGTTATCCCGATAAAAGATGAGTTAGAATATCTTCTTGAGTAGAAATATTATACTCATCTTTCCTGAGGGCAGCTTCAAGATGATCAATAAATATTGATCATCTTGATAGTTAATTGCAGAGTCAAACTAGTAGTCAGACTGAAGCTTTGATAAAAAATGTTTTTGGTTTTTTCATTTTCTAATGACTGTTTTTTATTGGCTTATTTTTAATGTTGCATTGCAATGCTTTTCTACTTTTTTGAATATGGCATCTTTTATGTTTTTATACAACAAAGATGAGGGCTTACAGGTTTTTTGTGATATGAAATTATCTTATTCTATAAATAAAACCTAATCTCAGTCTGAAGAGTTAAATAAGAATAAATAACCTGCTGAATATTATATTTGTAAATAATTTGAGTTTATTTTCATAAGTTACTTTATCTTAAGTTGCATAAAGGGTTTTTAGTAACCGCATCTTCAAGGTGATCGGGCGAAAAGTGGGCGTAAATCATCGTCATTTTTATATCGGCATGGCCCAGAATATCGCGTAGCACCAGTATGTTTCCGCCATTCATCATAAAATGACTGGCGAATGTATGACGTAGCACGTGAGTGCATTGGCCCTCTGGCAGCTCGATGCCAGCTCGCTTTACTGCCCGTTCAAAGGCTTTTCTGCACGGAGTGAATAGCTTCCCTCTGTTCTTGGGGAGTTCGTCATACAGATCTTGAGATATCGGCACGGTGCGGTTTTTCTTGCCCTTCGTCTTGGTATAAGTGATGCGGTATTTAGATAACTGATGGCCCTGCAGGTTTTCGGCTTCACTCCAGCGTGCGCCGGTGGCCAGGCATATTTTTGCAATCAAAAGCAGACTGGGGTTTTGAGAATCAGCGCAGGCATCTAGCAGACGTTTAATTTCTTCCGAGGTCAGGAACGCCAGTTCCCCCTCAGCGATTTTAAATGTTGGCAGCCCGGCGAGAGGATTTGGTGCTGACCAGTGGCCTAGTTTTTTCAATGTGCCGAAAACCGATGATAGGTTACGTTGCTCAAGATTCACCGTGCGTGGTTTTACTGGCGACATTAGTGTGCCGTCTTCGTTACGAACGTCGCCTTTTAACCGTGCTTCGCGGTATTTCGTAAAGTCACCGGCTGTCAGTTCTGAGGCGATGGGGTCGCCTAGACCATTACAGATAATTCTAAGTTTCGCCATGAGGCGCCTGGGGTCTGCGAGTGTCTGACCATACAGGGAATACCAAAGCTCAATTAATTCTGATAGGCGTCGCCGATCATCCTTTTCACCTAGCCACGGTTTTTTATTCACTTCTTCCATTGTGAAGCTTTCAAAAGCAATGGCTTCTCCTTTCGTAGCAAATTGCTTACGCACGCGCTTGCCATTGCGTCCATTGGGATAGCACTCACACAACCATTTGCCGTTTGGCTGTTTTCTGACAGTCATGTTTAGATACTCTTTATTACTTTGACTGCACGCCCAATAACTTCCACATCATCAGCAGAGCACTCGAAAGACGCTTCATCTTGATTTACTACAATCTTATTGCCGGGAATCCGCATAATTTTTGCAATAATAATCATTCCATCAATATTGATAAGCCAGAATCCATTGCTGACTTGTTTAACTGATTTATCGATGAGATAACAATCAGTAGGGGTTTCTAAGAACATCGATTCTTCATAATTTGCAGGTAATATGCTGTGGTCTAGGAAAATCTCTTCATCAATACTGAGTTGTCCATTCTCCAAGGTTCCTTTAGGAATAGATGGAGTTATGAGTTTAGATAACGGTTTAATTGCTTGTTTGTTCTCATTGTGAGATCTTTTTTCAGTCTCAGATCCTGCTTTCATGCTTCCCTGTCCTGTAGCTAACCAAAGCAACGAAACACCGGTTTCTAGTGCGCACTGAATTATCCAGTCAGCAGGAAAGCTGTCACGTAACACTCTGTTTGCCATAGTGCTTTTTGAGACATTCAGGTGCTCACTTAATGCCTGCTTAGTTGTGAATCCATAAGCCGCAAGCAGCCTCTCAATAGCTGCTTTACCTCCCGTATCGGAACCCATTCTGATGTTTAACATTGGTAATCTCCATTTGACAATCTTGAATCAAGATCGTAATGTTTTCTTGTCTCTTGATGTGAGAGTTTAAGAGACGGGCTAAAACGAACTAACACGCACACAAAGTAAGAGATACTGCACTATGAGTACTGATATTTCAATTCGTGTACCAAAAGAGATGGCAACACCTGCAGAGTTCGCAGAGTGGGAGGGCATTTCCCGCGGCTCTGTTTACCAAAAAATTCACCATGGTCAACTTGCTAAGTACATGGTCAAGAAAGAAAAAAACAAAGGCCGCGTAAGTCTGCGTTATCTGATGTACAAAACTGATCAGGTCCGTGAATCCCTCGGACATTCCAACTTCCGCGTCATTGTTGGTAAGTAAGTTCAATTATGGGAACTTTCTAAGGGGGCAGCATGTTTGATTACAAGATTTCCAAACATCCGTATTTTGATGAAGCCTGTAGAGCTTTTGCACTACGTCACAATATGGCGAAGCTGGCAGAACGTGCAGGAATGAATGTTCAGACACTGCGAAACAAACTCAACCCAGATCAACCGCATCAGCTCAATGCGCCAGAAATCTGGCTGCTTACCGATCTGACAGAAGACTCAACGCTGATAGATGGTTTTCTGGCACAGATTCATTGTCTGCCATGTGTACCGATTAATGAGGTGGCAAAAGAGAAACTGCCACATTACGTCATGAGTGCAACCGCAGAGATCGGGCGTGTTGCTGCAGGTGCGGTGTCTGGCGATGTAAAAACCTGCGCCGGTCGTCGTGATGCTATCAGCAGCATTAACTCTGTAACACGACTGATGGCGCTGGCGGCTGTTTCATTGCAGGCCCGTTTACAGGCTAATCCTGCGATGGCGAGTGCAGTTGATACCGTGACTGGCCTCGGTGCTTCATTTGGTTTGCTGTGAGGTGCTTATGTTGACGAAAGAACCATCATTTGCATCGCTGCTGGTTAAACAAAGCCCGGCAATGCATTATGGTCACGGCTGGATTATGGGGGAGGATGGTAAACGCTGGCATCCGTGCCGTTCACAAGATGAATTGCTGGCAGAACTATCTACGAAAAAACGGGGGAACAAATGGCTATTGAAGGCGCTGCGGCGACTGTTCCATTAAGCCCCGGTGAACGCCTGAATGGACTTAATCACATTGCGGAGTTAAGGGCGAAAGTATTTGGCCTGAATATTGAGTCAGAGCTTGAGCGGTTTATTAAAGATATGCGTGATCCACGGGATATTAATAACGAACAAAATAAACGAGCCCTGGCTGCCATATTCTTTATGGCAAAAATTCCAGCTGAACGTCATAGCATCAGCATTAATGAGCTGACCACTGACGAAAAGCGGGAGTTGATTAAAGCAATGAATCATTTTCGTGCAGTGGTGAGCTTATTTCCCAGACGGCTAACCATGCCGAATTAACCAACTAATGAAATTAATGGCGTAAACCCGCCGGGCATCCCTTTATCTAAATTCAGGAGAATTGCTTATGCGTAATATTGAAACCCTCACGACCAAAACCGGACCGGATGATGCAGGTCTTAATCTTTTACTGACAGAGGCTCGTCTGGAAGAACGCCGGGCAAGGGCTGAAGCAATGGCAGCTCGCCTTGATAGCCTGGCGTGTCATATCTCATCCCGCCAGCTAAACCACGTTGAAGCAGCAGAACTGCTGCGTGTGACCGCTGAAGCAATCCAGAACGAAGCGCAGGAGATCCACTAATGGCTGATGCAATGGATCTCGTACAGCAGCGCGTTGAAGAAGAACGCCAGCGCCACATCCGTGCTGCCCGTGCCAAAACACCTGGCGTGTCTCGCGTGCTTTGCATTGAGTGTGAAGCGCCAATTCCGCCAGCGCGCCGCCGCGCCATTCCGGGAGTGCAGCTTTGCATTACCTGTCAGGAAATCGCAGAGCTGAAAGGTAAACATTACAACGGAGGTGCTGTATGAGCACCATCCTGAAATGGGCGGGTAATAAAACTGCCATTATGTCCGAACTGAAAAAACATCTTCCTGCTGGCCCGCGACTGGTTGAACCTTTCGCGGGTTCCTGTGCTGTGATGATGGAGACGGATTACCCCAGCTATCTTGTTGCGGATATTAATCCTGATTTAATCAACCTCTATAAAAAGGTTGCTGCTGATTGTGAATCGTTTATATCTCGCGCCAGAGTTTTATTTGAGATCGCAAACAGGGAGGTGGCTTATTACAACATAAGGCAGGAGTTTAATTACTCAACTGAAATTACTGATTTCATGAAAGCGGTATATTTCCTGTATCTCAATCGTCACGGTTACCGTGGTTTATGTCGCTATAACAAGAGCGGGCATTTCAACATTCCCTACGGTAATTATAAAAATCCGTATTTCCCTGAAAAAGAAATTCGCGCATTTGCAGAAAAGGCCCAGCGTGCAACGTTTATCTGCGCAAGCTTTGATGAAACGCTGGCGATGCTGCAGGTGGGGGATGTGGTGTATTGCGATCCGCCGTATGACGGTACGTTTTCCGGCTATCACACTGATGGTTTCACTGAAGATGACCAGTATCACCTGGCATCCGTTCTTGAACATCGGTCATCAGAAGGACATCCGGTCATTGTTTCTAACAGTGATACATCCCTGATCCGTTCGCTGTATCGCAATTTTACTCACCACTACATCAAGGCAAAACGCAGCATCGGTGTAGCAGCTGGTGAGAGTAAATCTGCAACAGAAATCATCGCTGTTTCCGGGCCGCGCTGTTGGATGGGATTTGATCCTTCGCGTGGCGTGGATAGTTCTGCCGTGTACGGAGTGCGTGCATGAGCCATGCTGATATGAACAACTGCAGCGGCTTTAACGAGGTCGCCGCAGCATTCTCATGGAACAGCCCGAAAAAGGCCATTAACCCTTATCTGGACCCGGTGGAAGTTGCGCCGGTTTCTGCGCTTTCAAACCTGATCACTTTGTACGCTACCGATAACGAGCAGGAACAACTGCGCCGCGAGGCACTAAGTGATCAGGTCTGGGAGCGTTATTTCTTTAATGAATCCCGTGATCCTGTCCAACGCGAAATGGAGCAGGATAAGCTCATTAGCCGGGCAAAGATGGCGCATGAGCAGCAGCGTTTTAATCCAGACATGGTCATTCTGGCTGACGTCAACGCCCAGCCTTCCCATATCAGCAAGCCGCTGATGCAACGTATTGAATACTTCAGCAGCCTGGGCAGGCCAAAGGCTTATTCCCGCTATTTGCGTGAGACGATTAAGCCATGTCTGGAACGACTGGAGCATGTACGCGACAGCCAGCTATCTGCATCTTTTCGGTTTATGGCAAGCCATGAAGGGCTGGACGGTCTGCTGATCCTGCCTGAAATGAGTCAGGATCAGGTGAAACGCCTGTCTACCCTTGTCGCTGCGCATATGAGCATGTGTCTTGATGCCGCTTGTGGTGATTTGTACGCCTCCGATGATGTTAAGCCAGAAGAAATCCGCAAGACATGGGAAAAGGTGGCTGCAGAAACCCTGCGACTGGATGTCATACCGCCTGCGTTTGAGCAACTCCGCCGGAAAAGAAACCGCCGCAAACCTGTGCCTTATGAACGCATTCCGGGTTCGCTGGCGCGTATGCTGTGCGCCGACTGGTGGTATCGGAAATTATGGAAGATGCGTTGCGAATGGCGGGAAGAGCAGTTGCGTGCTGTCTGCCTGGTCAGCAAAAAAGCATCTCCCTATGTCAGCTATGAAGCCGTGATGCATAAACGTGAGCAGCGCCGTAAGTCGCTGGAGTTTTTCCGTTCTCATGAACTGGTGAACGAAGACGGCGACACGCTGAACATGGAGGATGTGGTAAACGCCAGCAGCAGCAACCCGGCGCATCGCCGCAACGAGATGATGGCCTGTGTTAAAGGCCTGGAGCTTATCGCGGAAATGCGCGGTGACTGCGCCGTTTTCTACACCATCACCTGTCCGTCACGTTTCCATTCCACGCTAAATAACGGCAGGCCAAACCCGACCTGGACCAACGCGACAGTAAGACAAAGCAGCGATTATCTGGTCGGCATGTTTGCTGCATTTCGTAAGGCTATGCACAAAGCCGGGTTGCGCTGGTATGGCGTGCGGGTGGCTGAGCCGCATCATGATGGCACAGTTCACTGGCACCTGTTGTGTTTCATGCGCAAAAAAGACCGCCGCGCCATTACTGCATTGTTGCGTAAGTTTGCCATCCGTGAAGACCGCGAGGAGCTGGGCAATAACACGGGGCCACGCTTTAAGTCTGAGCTGATAAACCCGCGCAAAGGAACGCCGACAAGCTACATTGCGAAATATATCAGTAAGAATATTGACGGGCGTGGTCTGGCTGGCGAGATCAGTAAGGAAACGGGGAAATCCCTGCGTGATAACGCTGAATACGTTAATGCCTGGGCGTCTCTGCATCGTGTTCAGCAATTCCGCTTCTTTGGCATTCCGGGGCGTCAGGCTTACCGTGAACTGCGATTGCTGGCTGGTCAGGCGGCAAGGCAACAGGGTGACAAAAAAGCAGGTGCGTCGGTACTGGATAACCCGCGCCTTGATGCCATCCTGGCTGCTGCTGATGCTGGTTGTTTTGCCACCTACATCATGAAGCAGGGCGGCGTACTGGTTCCCCGCAAATATCACCTCATCAGAACCGCTTATGAAATCAACGAAGAGCCAACCGCCTATGGCGATCACGGTATTCGTATTTATGGCATCTGGTCACCCATTGCAGAGGGCAAGATCTGCACTCATGCAGTGAAGTGGAAAATGGTTCGTAAGGCCGTTGACGTTCAGGAGGCGGCAGCCGACCAGGGCGCTTGCGCCCCTTGGACTCGTGGCAATAACTGTCCCCTTGCTGAAAATTTGTACCAACAAGGGAAAGACAAATCAGCTGATGGAGATACCAGAACGGATATCACCCGCATGGATGACAAGGAGTTGCACGATTACCTGCACAGTATGAGCAAAAAAGAGCGCCGGGAACTGGCAGCAAGGTTACGCCTTGTGAAACCGAAACGGCGTAAAGACTACAAACAGCGAATTACAGATCATCAGCGACAGCAGCTCGTGTATGAACTGAAGTCCAGGGGATTTGATGGCAGCGAGAAAGAGGTCGATTTACTGCTTCGCGGCGGCAGTATTCCGTCAGGAGCAGGCCTGCGTATCTTCTATCGGAACCAGCGTTTGCAGGAAGATGATAAGTGGCGAAACCTGTATTAATTACGCGGGTTAACAATTCGTGCCCTTAATAATACCAGGCATATCAGGCTGATGAGCATAAAAAAACGTTTTACATCAGTAAGATTATTATATACTGTAAATATAAACAGTGGTTATATATACAGTATTGCTTTGGTGTCATAGGAGGAAAGATGCAGGACTATTTTTTGGAGTCTTTGAAGCTCCAGCGCATTGATTTTTTTCTTAAGCTTGTAGCGGCTAGTGAGTGTAGTGATGAAGAGAAGGGGCTGGCCCTGCAGTGGGTTTCTGAACTGACAGATGAACTCATGGCAAAAATCAGAACCCACGAATACAACCGCTCAATGGATGTCATCAGCTGAGGTGACTTTTATGCGCATTGAAATAATGATCGATAAAGAGCAGAAGGTTAGCCAGTCTACACTGGACGCCCTTGAATCCGAGCTTTACCGCAATCTGCGCCCTCTGTATCCCAAAACGGTAATTCGTATCCGCAAAGGTAGCTCTAACGGTGTGGAACTGACCGGACTGCAACTGGACGAAGAAAGAAAACAAGTGATGAAAATTATGCAGAAGGTGTGGGAAGACGACAGCTGGCTGCATTAAGAAACGTTGCTGGCGTCTGAACTTGCTTCTGGCGTCAGCAAGGTTGAACAACGAGCTGTGCGAGGCGTTAGCTCTGTGGTGCATGTCTATGCCGCATGAGATCGCATGATCGTTTGAGGATCGTTTTTGCTAAGGCCTGCCAGAACTGGCGGGCTTTTGCGTAGATCATGCAGGTGCATGAAAACCACTACATAAAGCGGGCAGGCGTGGCGGGGATACGAGCGCGCGCAATAAGTGTTTATACCAAAATATTGTCTTATGATATCTTTATCGGATTACTCTGGAAGTTCGATAGCGTCATAAAGGATTTTTTAATGAACGAAAAACTAACTGAATTAAAAGAGAAACTAGATAATTTACATACAACACTTAATGGTCTTGTATTCCCTGTGGAAGATTTTATAAACCTTGGGCCGTACACATTTCCTTTTTTACATAAAGAGGATCTGATAGAACTACCAAAAATGTTATCTGATAGAATTAATCAGATGCAGGAATTTGTACCATCTTCAGATGACATTGCAGTAATTGATGCGCTCATTTACACTCTGGATCATGCTCAGCAAAATATTAATCATATAAACAATGGTAACGCATCAGTTCAACAAACCGCTATACCATCTTATGTTATTTCAATGTTATATATCTCTCATAGGATTAATGACCTTTTTTCATTTGAGAGGCTGAAAGATAGAAATTTATTACCAAAGCAAATTTTACGCAGATTAGAATTATATAATTCAGGTATATCTGCAATTGCAGCTGAAACTGGTAATATAGAAGAGAAAATTGGTAATGCTGCCAACTTACTGATTTAGTGTATGATGGTGTTTTTGAGGTGCTCCAGTGGCTTCTGTTTCTATCAGCTGTCCCTCCTGTTCAGCTACTGACGGGGTGGTGCGTAACGGCAAAAGCACCGCCGGACATCAGCGCTATCTCTGCTCTCACTGCCGTAAAACATGGCAACTGCAGTTCACTTACACCGCTTCTCAACCCGGTACGC